TCACCGCTTGAGGCTTGAGACGACCGAGGCATTGCGCGCGGCCATGCGCTCCTCAAAGCCCACCAGCTCAGGCGCTTTTTGATAGGCCGGCTGCGGACGGAAATCGACCGGCTGCTGTTGCTGCTTTTGCTGCACTGACTGCGGAGCTTCACGCTTGCTCCGACCGTCATCCCAATCCATGAAATAGCCATACTTCACGATCTGCTTGCAGACTTCACCAGACGTGCGCAAGAGGGTCCCTTGCTGCGTGTAGCACTCGCAGCGCTTTGCGTCTTGAACGCACGCAGCAGGGTAGGGGGCCGTCACCGGCTTGGTCACTTCGTCATAGGCCGGCGCAGTGTGCGGCAGGTCGGCGATGCGCGGCGTGCGCGATTCCAGGTACTCCCCGAGCGACATGAACCTGCTTACCGGTGCACTGCCGCCAGGTCCACCAGCAGACGCCTGCATCGCAGCACCTGGCTTGGCTACCGGCTCAGCCACCTTGCCCATGTTCAAGAAGTGCTGCCACACGAAATAGATCAGTACCGGGATGACCAGCATGCAGGTCAGAAAGATCCACAGTTGCTTTGGCAGCTTGCGTTTGCCGGTATGCAGCGATGCGGACTTGTACCACTCGTAGACCTCTTTTGGATATGCCCGCATGCTGACCTGGCCGCTCTTGCCAGCATTGGGCTGCTCGCACTTCATTTCGGCATGATTGAAGCGCAGCTCAGACACCATATCGGCCCCAAATGTGCGCTTGAAATGCCGGTGCCAGCTGGGCGACTCAATCAGCCGCCGCACGTTCAAATGGATCATCGACGGGTGCGGCGTAATCATCCAGAAGTCAAAGCCGCGCTTGCGACGATACTGCGCCACTGCATTGATGTAGTCGGGCAACTCGCCCTGAATCTTTGCGGGAAACTCGTTCTGGCACTCATCAAACACGCACACCGAGCCGTCAGGCAAGTCTTGCCACTTCTTCGGATCAAACTCTTTCCAGCCCCAGTCCAGCAAGATCTGGTTTGCCGTGAAGCCATGGAAATAGACGGGGCGGTTTTCCTTTAACTGCTGCTCGCGCACGTCCTTTAGGGTGAACAGCGTCTTGCCCGCGCCATTGCCGCCAGTGGTCAGATAAATCATTTACCCACCCACTTTTTCATCGTGTCGCCGCTCAGGCCGTTGAGCACCTGGCGAGCGAGTAGGGCAGACGTCACGATGCTGATAGCTACACCGACCTTCATTGTCGACAGCATGCCCATTACCTCAGCAGGCAAGCCACCCAGCGCAGATACCGCCTGACCCTTCATCCAATCCAGCGTAATGGACAGACCCGAATAAGTCACAACGCTGATTCCCAAGGCGATCAGTACACGGCCCACCAAAGTGCCGACCAGGTTGATTAGCATGCCGCCGATTGCGGCCACGATTAAAGGCATGGCTTACCCCTTGAACAGAATGCGCATAGCCAGCAGCATTGCCACGGCCACCAGGACATTGCCGAGCATGCCCAGGTATGGGCATACCCTCGACATAGGAATCGTTATGGACGAGCTTGCTACCTCGATAGTCAGATCAGTGATGCAGGAACCACCGCCCAGCGCATTGGATGTATCAATGCGGCCCGACATGTTGAACAGCTCATTACCCGGCAGATCCTCAGTCTGGTTTCCTTGCTTGCCCTTGTTGCTCTCATACAGCTCAGATTCAGGGCTTTTCGTCTCAAACAGTGCACAGTTGCGCACGTGCTGCTCACGCGCCATAGCGCATTGGACGGCATCGCCTTCGCACTTGAAATTCGCTGTGCAAGAGCCCACGAAAGAGCCAGTTTTGCAGGAGTCGAGCGTAGGGTTTTCTTTGCAGAAATCCTTGCCCTTATCGCTATCAGGCAGCGGCTTGTTACCAATGCAGGCATCACCTTTTTTGGTATAGCCAGTAGGGCAGTTACCTTCACTGTCAGTCGGCTTTTTTACTTCCTCATTCGGATAGCACTTACCACCCGATTTGTAGGTGCCGGTAGGGCATTTGCCCTCCGTGTCAGGATCGGTACCGGGCATTGAAGGCTTGGTGCCACCACCACCATTGCCAGGGCCTGTACCAGGACCAGTACCAGGGCCTGTACCCGGCCCAGTGCCAGGGCCTGTACCGGGATCCGTACCCGGATTAGTGCCCGGTTCTCCAGGCTTAGTGGGGGGCTGATTAGACCCATTGCACGTTTCGCCAAGACTCTCATATTGAATCGTGCAATAGGCAGACCCAGCGCTTGTTCCAGGCACGCAAACCGTAGCGTATGGAGGGGCACCTATCGAATACAGACATTGGTTATGGCAGAGCGCTGTAGGCATGTTTGCCGAGGTTGTAACGCCCATAGTGTCACCGCGCTTGCACTTCGGTTCGGGACACTTGCCGTCGACCTTTTTCTGACCATCGGGGCAGATATTGGGATCCGGCACGCAGACACCACCATCAAGAATTTGCCCATCCGGGCACTTATCAGGCACGCACATTCCGCCTTCTTCGTGATAGCCCTCAGCACAACCTAATTTCTTGCACTGGCCCGAAGCGTCACGCACCTCCCCAGCAGCGCATTGCGCAACACACTGCCCGCCATACTCCTCAAACGTGGCACTGCAGGTGCATTGCCCGCCGGATAAAGTGCTATTAGCAGGGCAGGTGTCTTTGCTCGTAATCGTGTAGCCCCGATGCTCAGCACCTCGCGCACTTTTGTACCAGCAGTTGAGGAGAGTAGCGGTTTCATCCATCCCATTCGCGCTAATCGGCGCAAACTGCTTTAGCGATACCTGCAATTCAGCAAGGCCCGCGCTACATGCCGCGCTAGCACTGCTGTACGAGTTACCCCCGTCGATATACGTCTTGACCTTGGAGATCGGCAACACAGCATTGGCCGACGATGAAAGAAAAGCTAGCGCAAGAAGCAACAGCGAAGCGATCAGGCGGTAAATATGAGCCATGCCGCCCCCAGTACTGCAATGATGACAAACAAGCCCATATGAACCCCTTTGAAGAAACGCACGTCGCATGCGCTTTTGCAAAGGCCCCAGCCGGCCGGTCTGGGGACTCGCAGTCCAGGTTTAGGACATTGCAGAGCGGACCCACTTGAACGCCTTGACAGCGGCATACACCAGCAGCACAGCGCCGCCCAGCAGCACCACGGCGCCAATCTGAGCCTTGACGTCAGTCACAACGGCAGCCACGTCGATGGCTTCGGCCATAGCAGGTTGAGCCACAGTCAGCGCTGCAGCGGATGCGGCCAGAGCAGCCAGCTTTGCTTTTTGGCCCACACGGACGATTGCGAACTTGTTCATATCTCACTCACTTTCATTGGTTGATCCGTCATTAGTTTTGAGCACTTGTATGAGCGCCCGAAAGGCGAACCCAACTGCCCACACCGCGAGGACGGCACCCGCGATTGCTGCCCCAGCTGCTAGGTCTAAATCCAGCAGCGGAGTCGTAATTTCATGCTGCAAGGTGATCGTGCAGGCTTGATCACAGACGATGACTTGTTGCGCTTGCGGCATCACAGCACCAGCCTTTGCACCACTGGCACTTGCTCTGCAGGCTTTGACACCACCAGGCGAGCCAAAAGCATGGTGTTAACCAGGCTCACGACGACCAGAAAAAGCAACATGGTTTTCATAGCTGGTAATCCTCAGCAGTGCCGAGCTTGTCGAGGTCTACGACCTGCGGAAAATCCTCAACATCGCAGTAATCTGCGACGAGCTGGGCGATGCGCTCCATGTCATCAGTCACGCCGCCGCCCGCTTGCTGCAGCAGCGATACCCACATGGGTTCATCACCATCAGGCGACGCAGTGAGGAAGCGACCGGAGGCACCGGACTGGATGACATAGCGCGCCATGGCAGTCCTTTAGGCCGCAGCCTTTGCAGCAGCTGCAGTGGGCTTGATGCCCAGCAGCGTGAGCTTGGTGCCGTCAGCAGCGGCCACCACATCGAACTCGCATTCGACGGGGATGGCCTTGCCTTCCCGCAGGTACTTGTCAAGGTGGGTCCACTTCTCAATCTCGGTCGAGTCGCCGAACTTGAAAGGGCGGGTCACCATGCCCACGGTCTTGCCGTTGGACTTCTGGCCCAGGTCCACCGACAAATGGAATTTGGTGGAGTCGTAGGCAGTGCTTTCGAACGTGCCCTTGCTGCTTTCGATGCCCAGGAGCAGGGCGGTAGACGTCATCTTCATGGCGGTTTTTTCCTTAGTGAATTAGCCCCATCACCGGGACTTTGGTTTTGAAAACGGTAGGGCTCAGCGCGCCAAACGCTGCGCTTATTTCGCTATCAGCGAAGCGCTGTAGCCGCCCCGGCTTATTGCGGCCCGTTACGAGCTCAAGAAACTCTGTTTCGCCCAGGAACTGGAAAGCCAGCGCGAGGGACTGCGATGCGGTATTGGTGAGCCAGCGAACGCTGCGCGTCACTTCGGCTTTGACGGTTTCGACGGCTTGCTTTGCGCGCACCTTGACGCCTTCACCCAGGCAAGCATGGCCGTGTTCAGCCAGCATCAAACAGTGCCATTCAGAGGCACCTGCAAAGAAGTCATCAGGGCGGCGAAGAACATCTACAGGCAAGTCACGAAGCTTGTTGCCGTAGCGCAGCTCAATGCGCTCCCAGCGGGTCGCATCGTGCAGGCCGAATAGCTGGACGCCTTTTTCGTACACATTGGTCTGCTTGCCCGCTTCCTTGCTTCCGAAGTAGAACGAGCGACCCCGGCCACCTTCAACCCAGGGGCCAACGGTGTTTGCTGCAGGCCTGCGGCCCTTTACATCCATCAGGCCCTCATGCCATTCGCGGTGGATACGATCCAGGCCGCCAGAGATACCATCGAAAAAATCGAGCGCCAGGTCTACACGGGTGATTTTTCCCTGTACTTCTTCGATTAGGTTTGCCATGCGTGCACGCCAGGAGCCGTGCGCAAAGGTGCATGCGCCGCCGTAAATGTTGGCATGGATGGTTTCGGCTTGCGCCTTTTGACGCGGACTGTCACCGCTGGCCAGAAAGCCTATCCAGGCGCACTCAGCACCATTGCGGGTGATCGACCAGCGGTAACGGTAGAAGTCGTGGCCCTTTTTGAGCTCGGGCTCAATCACGAACTCAGCGCCCAAGATCTTGCAGATCTTTTGCGCCAGAGCATGCGCCTGGGCAGAGGCTGCAAAGTCTGGATCTGGCAACTCGCGCAGCAGCTTGATGACGCGTGCACGGCGCTCATGGATCACGTCGAGGTCATACAGATGCGCATAGCCCGCTGGCACGCAGCTTTCAGCCGATGGAAACAGCACATCCTCATGCGGGATAGGTGCACTCTTGCGCAGGCAGGTAAAGCGCAGCCAGTCAACGTGCACGCGGTCATTGCAGGTAGTCCGGTCAGCCTCCAACCGGAGCTTTACTTCATTGCCATCCAGGACCAGGGAAGGGCGGGTCATACGCTGCGCCCCTTGGCATAGATCTCCCCGTGATTACCAAGGGGGAGGGCTGAGAGAACCAGCGACTCTACAAATGCGGCAAAGCCGCCTACCGGCGCTGGCCGGCTGCGCGCTGCGCTTACCGCACCGGCCAGCGCCTTACGGCAGGCCAGTTCCGCACCTTGCTTGGCAAGGTCTTGAGCCATAGCAAGCCATTGAAGGCGGTTGTAGTGAGCTTGAGCGGGCCAGTTCAT